AGCATCGGTCTCCAAAACCGAGTGTCGGGAGTTCGAGCCTCTCTTCCCGTGCCGAGATAAAAAGCTGTAACTGAATAAGTTGCAGCTTTTGTCCGTTTATAGGTCGGACAAATTTCGGACAACCAATTTTCATGATGTTAAACCGTACTGCGTTTTCGAATTCGAAAAACGTAGAAAAAAATGTGTTCATCACTTAGAAAAAACGTATCGATTCAGAGTGTAATTTCGTACACAGAACCCAAGTTGCATACTGGTAAAACATGGTATATTGACTTCACGGCATACGATCCGCTGGAACAGAAAATGAAGCGGAAAAAGTATATGCTGGATGGAATACCCAAGCTGACCGACCGTCGCCGTCGGGCAAATGAAATCATCACCAATCTTAATGTAAAGCTCCGTTCCGGATGGAATCCCTGGGCTAATGTGGAGAACTCCAGGCAATACACCCCGTATATAGATATTATCCAAAGGTATCATATATATCTGGGCAAATTGTATGCAGCTGGCACCATTAAGGAGAATACCCTGAAGGATTATGAGAAGCGCCTGCGAGTCTTTGAGGAGTATACAGCCAAACATATTCCGGCCATCGTGTATGCGTATCAGATTGACCAGTCTTTCATCTCTGACTTCTTGGACTACGTGCTGCTTGACCGGGATTCATCGGCCAGAACCCGGAATAACTACCGTACCTGGTTGTCTTCACTTTGTAACTGGATGATGGAAAAGCAATACCTTACTCATAATCCGGTTGAGAAGATTCGACAGCTGGCAGAAGAAGAGAAGAAACGTTCTGCTCTGACGGTTCCGGATATTCAGAAGCTCAAGAAGTATCTCCAGAAAGAGAATCCACATTTCCTGTTCTTGTGTCAGTTTGCTTATTACACCTTTATCCGTCCGGATGAAATCTCCAATATCCGATTGGCTGACATCAACCTGAAGGAACAGAAAGTATTTATCGGCTCCAGTATCAGCAAGAACCGGAAGGATGGCATGGTCGGACTGAATGATGCACTGATTAAGTCAATGCTTGACCTGGGCGTCTTTAATTCTCCCAATGATTATTATCTGTTCGGTAAGGGCTTCAAGCCCTCACGTGAGAAGGTGACCACCCGTGTGTACAGGAATTACTTCAATAAGGTCAGAGCAAAACTGAAGTTTCCGGACAGCTACCAGTTCTACTCACTGAAGGACACCGGTATCCGTGATTTGGCCAACGCTGAAGGAATAGTCATTGCCCGTGATCAGGCACGTCATGCGGATATTTCTACAACCAATAAGTACCTGAAAGGGGCAGATATGACGGTGCATGAGGAGACTAAACATTTTGAAGGGAACTTTTAAGTGAAAGGGTAATCTGATTTGAGCTGTTTTTGTTTATTGGTCCGCTAAATAAAATATCCCCTCAGCTATTTTATCAATGCCTTTTGATGATATTTTATAATGTATCTCTTTGCAATAATATTTTTTGTTGCAAATTAGAAAAATATTATTCAGTTCATAAATCCTGTCTGCAATGAATTTGAAATGATATTCCAAGGACGTATCAATGGATCTTTTGCTTTTGTATATTTGGTTGAACAAACCATTATCTCCATCTAATATTAAAGAGTATGATGGTAGCTCCAGTATGGATTGTGAACCGGTCATGGTAGTAGGTTTATTTATGAAATAATTATCATGGCATGACATAGGCATTTTGTCCCAATACGCTTCTTCGTGCTCTCCTGTACCCTTGTTAAGTGCTACACAGACTCCGTAATATATGCCGACATATAATTTATCAGGGATGTCACCTTTTACATCTGCATTGCCATTGATAAGGTCATTGATTGCCTGGCTTTCCGTTTCAGAACGGACTTTTTTTATAGCAGGCCCTATCAAGTAATGGCTGGTCGTTTTACTGTATATTTCGATTGCATCTACTTGTGCCGGTATAATATCGAAAGAAGTTTTATTTTGACTTGTCGTATCTCCCGCATCTCTCAGCCTGTCTACGATTTTTAATCCTTTTACACTTTCATCGTTGATAGTATATTCTGAGACCACGTATTCCAGGTTGTAGTCTGTTGATGTCAGCAGATAGGGGCCTGAAAAATACTGGTCGTAGTTTGTCTTGAAGTCTCTGTACGAATCTTTCTGTTCTATCGTGCAGACTTCGCGTATGCCATCTTTTAGTTTGAGGTAGTTGTAATAGTCTTCACTCGGAAGATTGTAAGCTACGTTGTCATACGCATACGAATAACTCGTATCGGTGTCATATACTTTCTCCAGTTCATCCTCTATCACCTCATTGATAAAGATGATACCTGCGTTGTCAAAGTACCGGTCTATGTTCACTATATTGTACACTCCATTTATCGAATCAATGGATACAATGCATTTGAAGAATACTTCTATCTGTTCGAGAAATTCGTTGATTGTCCAGTCTGGAAGCAAGTCTCCCGGGTTGCTATTTTTATAAGGGTTAGCTACGAATATACGGCACCAGGTGTCGTTTTGCTCCAATTCGTTTTTCCCTTTTGTAAACCCCAATTTTTGTAATAAGTTATCAATGTAATATAGCAGATAATATTGTGGAGCGATATTGTTTGCTCGTGTAAACGTAATATCTGCACCAACTTCTACCATATTCAATATATTGGAGTTCCCATCCTTGTCTATATAGCTGATAATTGGCGTATACACGGCCTTGTGGGCAGGATAACTCCCGAAGAGGGTATTAATAGCCTCACTGGGCAATATTGACATTCCATCAAAAGGGAGTTGTCTTATACAGCTATCACCACCTTCATAATTCAGCTGCGAGTTACCGGCTATAATCTGAATCTTTGCTGTATAGGATTCTATTGAAAGTATTACCTCAATGCCATTAATCGCACATAGTCCGTTCACAATCAGCATAGCCTTGCGGTTTTTTATGCGGGTGGTTACATCTAATCGGTTGATATTTTTGTATATCTCACGATTGGCAGGGTCTCGTAAGTCTATCTCAATATCATAGGTATACGAGCCAACTCTGGTAAAGTATGGATTTTCTGTGACAAGTTCGAGTTCAAATTCACTCGGTAACTTCACTTCTTTAGAATCGATAAACAGCTGTGTCATGACCTTATTGTTCGTGTAACGTTTTTCTTCATTTTTTCTACTAACTGTTGCGCTTCATTCACGCCCATTTTACCAGTCGCTTTTGTATAGGTAAATATCGGCTCGTTTAATCTTTTGAGAAGTTTCTCCATGCATTTCATATTTTGCAGCATGACTGCCGTTGACTCCTGGCTGGATGATTCGGCAGTCTGATAGTAGTTGTTTGTTGTCATCCTATTTGTAGGTGATAATACGGCTGATACGTCTTTTGCAGTCAGGCTACCGATGGTATTGTTTCGCTGTGCCTGGTCTATCAGGTCAAGAACCGGACGGATAGCTGGATTCTGGACGGCGTAACGGTTGGCCACGAACTCTCCGGCATGGACTATTCCTTTGGGTTCGTCATGTCTTCCGAAGCCGGTGTAGCCACCTTCTTCAAAGCCATTTATTACAGCCTTTGCTGTTTGGAAGGCAGCAGTGATTAATGCAATTTCGGCTGCAGCTTTAGCTAGTCCGATGAAACCTAAGGTTGCAATATTTTTCATTTGCGTTTCAGCTATGTATGCAATCATCATTTTTTGAAGGCTGTCCAGGATTATTTCCAAGGTTGCTTTCATGAAGTCACCCAGGGATGTTTCGGAGTCTGTAAGCATTTCTGCGAATGCTTCGCCAAACTGCTGACCTATATTCTGTGCGAATGAAAGTTGCTCTCTTATCTTTCGCTGATTTTCTTCGTAATTCTTACGGGATTTTTCAAGGCTTGCCTGTTGTTTTTTGTCAATAATCTCAGCTTTCTTTTCTTCGGAAATTTCAGAAGAAGAAAGTACCTGGTCGTAATATTCATTCTGAATATCGAGTAACTGCTGACGGTATTCCTGTTCTGATGAAAGTCCGGCATAATGCTTCTGTGTCACACTTTCAATCTCCAGCTGGTACTGTTTCTCTAGGCGGGTAAAGGCTTCTTCAGATGCTTTGTTAGCATCTTCTTCATCCAGCTTGTTGCATTCTTCTTTGTACTTGATTCGTGCTTCGAGAATCTTCTGTTCAATCTGCTGGCGTTTCTCCGGTTCCAGTCCGGCGATGGCCATCATATTCTCGAGGTGACGCATCTCCAGGTCTTCCATGAAACGGGTGTATTCCTGCTGTGTCATCTCGTCACTGGCCAGATAGGTACGTTTTAAATCGGCCAGTTCATCGTAATAACGCTTGTTTTCTGCTGTTATCTGGGGATTTTCTTTGTTTGTTTTGACTGTCTTTTCGTTGGTTGTAATGGTTGTAGTGATATTCGTATTTTTATCCTCTGGTATGGAGCTGATTATTTTCTTCAGCTCCTTTTGCCGTCTGTCCAGTTCCAGCAAGGACTCAGCTTTTTCTTCTGCCTGGTTGTCCAGAGAGTGAAGCAAGGCTTTACGCTGTGATTCGTCTATATCGGTACGGGCTTCGATAATCTTCTTTTGTTCATCATAATACTTGCGGTAAGCTATCACTTCTTTTGATAACTTATCTTCGATGATAGCCAGTTCGGATTCTGCATCCGATTTTAGTTGCTGACGCTGACGGCCATTCAGGGCATCGATATTTTTGTACCTATCCTCGATGCTTTTATACTTCTCTAGTTCATCCTGAGTACGCTGTAATTCTTCGTTGTACTTTCGCTGTGCTTCTGTGGCTGCGTCTGTATTGGGGATGAGCTTAGTGGATATGTATGTTACAAGGGCGGTTAGTCCGGCAAGAACCAGTCCGACCGGATTCAGCTTCAGTACTTTATTAAATCCATTGGTCGATACGGTTGCGACCTTGACTATCAGGTTATACGCTTTGGTGTAGATGGTGGCCGCATTGACCGCAATATTATATGCGGCCAGTGCGGAACCGGATGCTATCAGTACCTCCTTGTATTTGATAAACCAGTCAATCAGGGTAGGGAGGGCCACGATGATTTTTGTCGTCCAGCCGGTAAGCAGTGACAACGATGGGTTAAGCCGCTCCATCAGTTCGATTCCGGCTTCCTTGATGCTGTTGCGGTATTGTGCCATTTTAGCCTCGTTGGTGTCGGAGTTGATGGCAGCTTGTTCCATGGCGATGTTCGTATCTGTGACAGCTTCGGTGTATTGGCGTAATTTATCCGCATTGTCTATCAGGATAGTGGCGGCAGAATAGGCTTCTTCGCCGAACATGGTTTGGATTTGTGCCGCTGTCAGTGACTTTTTGTTCAGGTTCTCGAGTGCAGTCTGCAAGCCTACTACCTTCGGGTTGGTTTCATCCGGTCCGGTTTGCAGTACCAGGAAGAACTTACGGAGTGCGGTACCGGCCGGTTCTGCCTCCAGTCCTTTTTCTGCCAGCATCTGAATGGTACCCTGCAGCTGCTCGATGCTTACCCCAGCACCGGAGGCGGCTACACCCGCATTCTTGATGGATGCAGCCTGAGCAGAAACATCGGCTGCACCTTCTTTGGATCCGGCGGCCAGCACATTCACATAGCGGGCTGCCTGGTCGGCTGATTCTCCGTACATATTAAGGGATACGGTGGTGGCTGTCACGGCATCCTTCAGGTCGATTTTGGCGGCAGCGGCCAGTCGCATGGCTTCGATGGTGACGGCGTTCAGGGCTTCCTTGTCTTTCAGAAGCTCCGGTTTCTTCGAACCGATGAGCATGTATGCCTGAAGGATTTCGTCGGATGACTGGCGGATGCGCAGGCCGGACTCGTCCATGGTAGTGGACAATTGCTCGGCCTGTTTTGTAAGCCACTGGATAGATTCATCATCCAGTCCGGTCAAAGCCTTCAGCTCTGCCTGGGAGGATTCCTTGGAGTCGCGGTTGTTGCGAAGGGTATTCAGGGCCATAGACACGCCCGTGATGGTAGCTGCACCCGTCGCCAACAAGCCGCCCCATTTAGCAAAACCGTTGTTGAAACGGGACAACCATCCTTCTGTCTCCTGTACTTCAGCCTTTATCTTCTGAAGTTCGGCTGTCACCAGTTTGGCCTGTTGCTGGTAGTATTTCCACTCTGCAGAACCTCGCTTAATATGGCCGCTGTTCAACTGGCGGTTGATGGCTGTCAGGGTGGCACGAAGTTCTTTAGGCGTGGCTTTGTCGAGGTTATTCATTACCTCGGTAAGCGCTGTGGTATCTTTCTTCAACGTCTTAATCTGAGCTTCCGTTTTCCGAAGCTCGGAAGTGACCTGCTTGATTTTGGATGTATCACCGGCTTGGTAAGCATTTGCCAGCTCCTTTTTTAATCCGGATGCAATCGTTTCCAGATTCTTGAGCTCCTGCTTTGCTTCTTCACCGTTTACGCGGACCTCGACGGTTGCTACCTGGTCTATAGCCATATTATTTCTTGTTTAAGATTACACGAATTTTATACACTGCAAACAGCACAAAGAGAATAAGCACTACGATGGTGAATACCATGCAGAACTTCTGCCATGTGGTAAGCCTTCTTTCTACTTCTATCGTCTGCACTGATTTTTGAATGATTGTACTGTCTTTTCCTGGAATGAATACCGTATCTGAAGGTACCTTGAAGTCTGCCATTAGGTTGCCTATGGAATCCAGTTTGAACCGTAGACGTGCGTTTTCGGACTGTGCCATGTCCAACCAGGATAGGACGACACGACCGTTCGAGTCGCATTCCAGCAAGGCCCGGATGGATGCGGAATCAGCCGGGCGGAATACCGGTACCAGTTTGTCATGCACGATGATCTGTGTGTGACTGTCTGAAGTAAGGTGCTTCCCGGATTTACATCCGAGAAACACCAAACCACACACAAAGAAGAAAAAAAGTATGATTAAAACTCTCATAACAATGCCCATCCTTTTTCTACATCTGCCATTACAGCCGGAACTCCATTTTCGACCTGAGAAATGGCAGCCGCAAAGGCACACATGGTCGTTTTGTCCTCCACGTTCGGGACGTAGGTTGTCGGTACCTGCATCTCCTGGCATACGCGTGAAATGTAGCCTGATGTGTTGTTCTCGGTTCTGGGTGCCCATCGGCTGATGAAGTCTGCAATCGTCTGGCATCCGTATTTCCGGCGGTAGTTCTGCAGCAGCTTGATTAATGCCCGGTAACCATGGGCCATGTCTTCGAATTCTTCGAAGGTCTTGTCTTGTTTTTTAGATGCAGGAACCTCTCCCTGCCAGTCTGTCGCATCTGAGTTGCGGATGTTGCCTGGGTTGTTGTTGCGCAGGCCTCGTGGTAGCTGTTTCATTTTTTCACTCCTTCCTTAATCGTTTTGATAATTTTTTGAGCTTCCTCTGGTGTGGCACATTCCGTAATCCGCATAGCCAAGTCGGCTACTTCTGCAGCATGACTCTTTTTCTTCTTAAAGTTTTCTATGACAGACAAGCCTTCGACAATCAGCACGCCAAGTGTGCCGATAACTGCCCCGTATGGCAAGTTGTACCAGGGGAAGCATAGTCCCAGAATGTCAATCATGATAAAGAAAAGAAGCAGCCGGAAATAGTCGACGATTTTAGTTCCGGTCTTACGCAGCGGGCGGCTGCATATTCTCTCTCTGTTTGCTCTGGCTGCATCGATACCCGTCCATAAATCCAGCATACAGACGCTGCATATCAGTATCAGGCAGATGAAAATAATAGTCACGCCGGAGCGGATGTCTTGTGTGATAAATCCTACATATTTTTCCATGTTTATTTTGTGTTTTTCTCAAAGGTATTATGTAGGGGAAGGGTGTAAAAAGACAATCCCTGCAACGAATATTGCAGGGGTTAAATATAGGAGAAAATTTACCGAGTTATTCTACAACCGTATATCCTCCAAATCTCGAAAACCATATAGCCATGTCTACCATCGGCTGCGTTATGTCATATTCTTTGCTGTTATAACTGATAGTTTTCAGTGTGGTAGCTAATCTATCTACACAATGTCCTACACCCTTATATATACTGCAATCGCAAAACTGCCCTGCATTTTTACCTTGCTTTACCATAACTTGAGAAACAAAGCCTTTACATGTTGAATCCGCATCTCCAATAAAAAATCTTGTTGGGCATTTAAAAAACCTTAGACTTTTTATCTTATCCAATTCTCCATCTAAGAATAAATTTCCTATAACATACTGAGAAGCATCAACTATTTCTGTACAATTACGTGAATATGGGTCAAGCCCACTTACTTTATCGTAACTGAATGTTTCCAATGAATTGAATCCATAAAAATATTGTAGATTAACCAAAGCATCAGAAATTGTTAATTGACTATACTTCATAGAAGCCGCTGGGGAATCTACTGTGACAGCTTTAACATTGAAATTACCTAAATCAACAAAATTAAGTGCAGTCATACCTCCTTGACTATAACCGTAAGCATATACACCATCCCTGTCAATATTAAAGTTCTTAATTGCGTAATCAAGAGCCTTTCCTGCTGATTCAACCGCCATCCAATTACCTACAGGTCGTGAAACTGACAATCCGTTCTCAGATGCCAATTTATGTGGCAATCCGTTTGTTGCCAGCACTGCATATCCTCTATATAAGAAGTGTACAGCAGGAGCGAAATTTTCAAATCCAGCATTTTCTGTAACTGCTTCTCCTCCTCCATGGAAGAAAACTACCACTTTCAATGGTGCTTTCTTATTGCTGTGTCCTTTCGGTAAAAGAAGCTGACAGTAATCTTCATACATATTAGGCTCATCCTTTATCTGTGTCTGTTCCTGTGCTGTTAACACAGTTTTAATCGGATTATGAGCATTTACTTCAACGGTAAAGAAATTTTTCTCGTTGTATATAATTTCTTGAGAAGTATCCTCTTCCTGCGCTTTCAAACTTATGCTATAATTTTTAGCGGTATTAATAGCTTCTTCTTTTGAAGATGCAGGAACAGAAAAGTTGAATGTAAAGTATTTTGCTTCATTAGGTATATTAGAAGAGGTCAAATCTTTAGTGTTAGTTACCGATTTATCAATTCCTAAATAATCATCATTTTCGTCATAAAACAATACTCTGTAAAACTTAACGTCACCGCTATTAATAAGATGTATTTCCTTTGAAGAAGGTATAGAAAATTTTCTTTCGGTAGTAACCCAATAAGGAGACGCTTGAGCATTTTCGACATTATATGCCCCATTAGAACTTTGCCAAGAAGCATGAGCCAATTTTTCTTTTTCCAACGAAATTCCGAACTCTTCAAACACTGTATTTTCAATGTCATCGACTTTTCCCAATTTGTCATTAAGAGACGATACATCTTCAAACAAAGTATTTACATCCTTATTATCCTTTCGTGTACCCTTAATTATAATATTTGTTTTGTCTGAAATATTGGAACCAATATTTATACCTACATATACTGTGCCTTCGGGTATTGGAAATTTGTTGGTTGTATTTCCTGTCCACTGTGAAAGATATTTATCATTCGCATCATAGTATATTGCTCGTATCGCATTTACATTAAGTTCTATTTGCTGTAACCCGAAACAAGGTATTTTCTTCAGAACAACCCATCCTGTCATACCTTTTGTAAAAACCCCTGTATCTTTTGCCCAATAGCAATCATATAACTGTATCGGTAATGTATTAAAATCGATAACGCTTTCTAATAATAAATCTGCAAGATATAAGTCTTTCTCGTTCGCCAATCTAACCCACCATATATCCAATGCCCATTGAGCGTTGCTGACATCTGTATGAATATACTGTTCATTTACCCAATCTCCGTCAAGGTTTTTGTACGATATAATCATTCCCGATTTCCTTTCTTGCGATGGAACTTGTTTTCTCGTTGTGGCTACATCTGTGTTCCATTCAAGAATCTTATTACCCGATTTCTTTTCTAACTCGGTAAGTTTATCATCCCTCTCTTTCAGTTCTTCATCGGTTTGGTTTTTGTCATAGTAATCTTGCTCGAGCTTGTTTATGTGTTCCAGCATTGCCGTGCCTACACGGGTGGCTGTGTTCTGTTTGTTTGTTTTTTCGTCGCGGATCTGGATGGCCAGTTGCTTTAATTCTTCGAATGTTTTTGTTGCCATATTTCTGAGTTTTTTACGAAGTAAACTTACCGAGTTATTCTACAAAAAGACATTAATAAGAATACCTGTTCTTATTTTTCCAATGTGAACCCCAAAGACGGTTTCTCAACGATGTTCCTCTTACTCTTTCGTTGTATTGGATGGCGTCAACGATTAATCCACAGAATTCTTCTGAATACATGAAGGCCATCTGTTCTTTTAATACCATAACTGAGGCATAATATGGACGTGAGAACCATTCTCGAGGATACCTTGTTTCACCTGAAGTATATCCACCTCCCCAACCTGGGCCTCTTTTACGTGGGACATCCAGCCTGTTTTCGACGCGATAGCTGTAATTCAACACATCAAGATAACCTTGATTACCTTTTTTATATCCGACTCCGGTACCACAATCTTGGTATATGCCGTACTCCATGAATTTGTGCTGTATGGTTGCGAAGTCGGTTGATCCAGCTACGTTTTCAGTGATTTGCCGATGTAAAGTATAGGTATCTATTACGTGCAATCGTTCTATCTTCTCACGCCAAATGTTTACCATCATCTCCGACCAGGCGTTCATGTATTTTAAACGGTCTTCAGGAGTTGCATTTTCTGCCATTTGCCGTTTCTTCTCTGAATCAAGGCTGTGCCACCCTGTATTCATTCCATGCCATCCTCTAGCCATTCCACTCGTCCTCCTTATAACATAAATCTGTAGGTTCGGTCAGTTCGACCATAAAGTACAGGCCGGTACATCCGGAAATAAAGTATTCACCCAGCTCACGGGTGTAGATGCGGGATACATTCAGGAAGGATAAATCCAGGTCTTCGTAGATGTATTTGTCACGAATCATTCGGGAATGGAACTGTCGGAAGAGTTGCCGGCAGATGTCCAGCTTTGCCGCACGCTCGGTCATGTCGTCGTAGCGGTACCGTATAAGGAGGAATACCGTGAAGGTGCGCTTCTTGAACCAGCCGCCTCCGATTTGTTCGGTGGCTGCGTCGTTGGTGTCATCGACGCAGACGAAAGCAGATTGTTTCCGGAAATTGTCGAGCACATCCTGGAGTGAATTGATACCGCTGCAGGAACATGGAAAGAATGAGTTGGCTTTGGCCAGCTTGTTCTTTTCGGTCAGCTCTTTAAAATAGGCGTGGCCGTCAAAGAATTTACTTGTGTCCATTTTGTTTTGATTTTAGAATTTGAATATCGTGTGCTTTGGCGTCCAGCTCGGTCAGGGCCCGCCAGCAGTCCATCTGTAGGACTTCCTTTTCTTTCGTCACGTCACCGCCGGTCAGTGCCCGGATCTGGGCGTTCATCGCGCCCATCAGGTCGGGCAGTTCCGGCTGATCAGCGTCGGTCATCTGGTTGAACGGCTGAAAGAAATGGGGAAACAGGGACATGAAATACAGTTTGACGCTGCCCCACCAAAGGAATACGGATACCAGCTCGTATTCTTTGATTCGGGAAAAGGCAGCCTTTAGTGAGCCTCTTGCACCAGGCTTTTTCTTGTATAGGAAACCATACAGGGATTTGAGTTGGGAAATATCCTGCGAATACAGGTAGCCCTGGTAGTGGTTCTCGCAACAAAGGTAATCTTCGAAGCTCAGACCGTGCAGCATCGCATCGATGGCATACCGACCGCCTATCCTGTCCAGCCGGACGGGATAAGCGTTGGGTTCGGAGATGAAATCAATCTGCCGGAGGAAACTGCGCACCTGCCAGTCCTGAAGGATGAACCTCAGTTTTTTGTGCCAGTTCAGGCGGAACGTGCAGAGCCATCCTCCTTTCACTCGCTTCCGGACACGGATTCCGGTGAAGCGCATGAAGACGTAAGTCTTAGCCTTGACCGGAGAAAACAGGGTGATGACTAGGAACACATACCGAAGCTGTTCCTGATTGAGCTGCTGCCAGGAAGTGGGGAACCGGAAGTCGAGGATTCTACCCCCAAAAGTATGTGGAATCATCTTTTTCATTCTGATAAGTCTGGAAATGTTTGACTTTGTAGGCCTCGGAGTCCTTGTAGCTGGTAAATACCTCTACCTTGGATTCCGCGTAGTTCTCGATGCGTTCCAGCATGCTCTTTGCTGCCGACCAGTTCTTTGCGATGCAGAAGCCGATGAACTTGCACATGTAGTCGGCCATGGCAGACTCTTCTTTGGTGAATGCATTGTGCCGGGCCTGTTCGAGGATGTGGTCGAAGAACTCGGCCGACACGTGCTGCCGTATCTTTTCTTCTGCCTGGTACATCTTTGTCCGGAACTCGAGCAATTTGGAACGGTGTACGTCTGCTGAAGGAAAATCAACGTACATTTTCAGTTGTTTGGCTGTATACATCAGGTTCGGAATGTTGATACGGGCCTGTGCCGTATCTGCCCAGCTGGTACCGACCAGCAGTTCCAGGCATCGGTCGTAGGTATCTTCGGCTGCGTTGGTGACTTGCTGCAGCAGGTTTTTCACTCTGTCGGCTGAAGCCGGGGCCAGATTCTGGTTAGACACCACACCGAATCCGGTGGGAGTCAGTACCAGGTCAAGTTGTGGTATCTGCTCCTGATAGGTACGCAGACAAACCAGCTTTGTGACCGCCTGCTCGAGTCCGGGAACAGTATCTAATTTGTCTGCCATATCACCCAGCAGCACGCAGTTGATGCTTTGAAGCGTGTCGTCCAGGTGAGGAGCAATCATATCATACACCTCTGCCGTAGAATGGGTGGCAGAGGAACAAATCTTCTCGAAAATCTCTTGTGAAAATGTGATAGCCATATTGATTCGTTTTAGGATTTGTTTTCAAGGTCTGAAGCTGTCTTCTGTTTGGCGTCGGTGTTCTGGTCAAGGGTGGTGAGCAGTACCATGGGCACATCCGGATACACTTTCTCGCTCCAGCCGTTGAACTCGATGACGATGTTATGCGGGATGTTCATCAGGTCGTGGAAAGGAATCTCCAGTGCCTGCTTGAGCGTGAACAGCTCGCGCTTGTCTGAACCGGAGTTGTTACTCTGTCCCTTGCCTGGTGTGGCACCTACCAGGTTGGGATGGATGTTGTCGCCGTAGCAGGTGATATTGCTGGCTTCCTGAATGTCTTCGCTCCAGTCGCCACCTTCCTTTCCGGTCTCCACCACATTGATGCGTACCATCCGGACTTCACGACCATTCGGGTCGATGTAGTATCCGGTTATCCAAACTTTGCCGCTGTTTTCAATTCCGGAAACAAAGTTCTTGATGTTATCCTTCTCCTTTTTGATACGCTCCATCTTCTTCAGCGGGTCGGTAATATGATCTTCCGCACAGATGTTACTCCAGTAGTCCTTGTGTACTTCGACCTGGTACTTTACGCTGGCATGGTTGCGGAGCTTCGCTTTCTTGCCTTTCCCAATCAATCGCTTGATGTCGTACCAGTCGCCCCGGAAAATGCTGGTGTAGTAGGGGATGGGGTAATACTGGAAGCCGGGTGTGGGGAAGCGCACAAGAATAGCGAATTTACGGTCTTCAGTACGGACTCTTGTTTCGCCATCGCGCCCAGGTTCACGCCCCATGAGCACCATCAGGTCGCCTAGTGGGTCGCGTGGATCCAGCAGACGGATGACTTCGTAGTCTTCCGGACGAAGTGAAGCGTTTTCGCGGAAATTGGCATAAATCACGTGATTGATTTTGCCCCTTATAGCCTGTTGGAAACGGCAGTAGCAGGCCTCTTTGTGAATGAGCCGGTTGATTCTTTTACCGTCCTTGGAAAGAATGATGACCGACACGCAGAAAAAGAAATACTTCATGTCTGTAGCCTGCTCGAGCTGGAATAGCGGGAGGCTGTTGTGAATCAGCCAGCGTTTGATTTCGGGATGGGTTGTCGGCTGTTTGGTGTCTACGTCCATGTACTTCAGTCCGGCACCGTAACAGGTGATGACGTTGAACAGCTTGTTCTGGCTCATCACTTCGTCGATGCCTATCATCTTGATGATATTAAACGGAAGCTGGTTGTCTTCACCGAAATTGACATACGCCATGCCTTTCTGTCCGGGAACAGGCGTAGTCTTTACATTTGCATCTTCATCGAATACCAGGCTGCTGTCTTCTACGGAAGCCATTTCGGTGGCCACGTTGGAAACCTCGATGTCGAATATCTCACCAGGCATGAAGTCGCCGTCGTATTGCAGGATTGTCTTGTCCATATTAAAGGTAAATTGTCATGTTGTTAATTTCGAAAAGGGATATGTTGCGGAAGGAACGAATTAAGCCGGATGCCGGAAGGCGAACCCGATGGAGCCCCTGTCGCCAGTGTGAGCCGACGCACACCGCGCCTTTGTATTCCAGAATGTCACCTGTGCTGAGCTTCCAGAGCTTCAGGTTGCAGGGCTGCCCGGACTCGAGCAGTCTTAATGCGTCTTTGATATGTATTACGTTCATAGGCTTTAATTGTATGTGTCATCGAATGAGTCATCGAAAATGTCCGGAAGCAGACGGAGCCGCTGCTGGTACCGGGATGCGAAGATGTAGGAAACAGTGAAAGCAAACAGTCCGTCGTCTTCATCGCTCCGGCTGGTATTGCTTTCGGTGATGGTTATCGGGATGTCGCCGGATTCATCCATCAGCCAGACTTCGGTAGCCCTTGCCACATCGTCGGCCAGGTTGAACATGCCTTCAGGGATGTAACCTGTATTGAGTGTGTGCTTGCGCTGCTCGTCTACGTAATAGTTCTTGTATTGCCCGGCGAAGTAAGCTGCACTCCGGGTCAGTTCCGGCTCTACCGTATCTCCGCCCACAAAGTAGAATGTCTCGACGCATCCGAACGAGTTCCGGAACTTCAGGCCGACGGATTCCGGTTCGTCCTGGTCTACGCGGAAAGTCTGCTTCCGGGCACCGGACAGGATGGTGTACCGCAACAGCCGGTAGCCGGACTGGGTAAATCGGGAAGGGGATACGTCTATAGAGCAGATACCGTAGTCGGCCACATTGCCCAGTGAACGGGTGGATTTGAGAAGCTGGTTCTGGTCGTTGACGAAGACACATTCTGCCGTCACGGGAATAGTCGTACCGCCTGAAGACAAATTTCCGGTCGTAAGGTAGAGGGTTTCCGTGCGGTTGAAAGAGGTTATTTTATCACGCCCTGCCAAGGTCGTCAGGAAATAGTTCGTCACGAAATCTACTCCGCTGCAGGGGATGATAGGACGGCATAACAGCACCGTGAAGGTCTTGCTGATGGTGGTTTCACTGGAAGCGGATACCTCGTAGCTGAACTGAAGCATCGGTGAACCGATAAGGTAAGGCTCCATGAGGGAAAACAAATCAAGAATGTGTATCTGGTTGTTGGCATCCTGAGTATAGGTTTCTTGCAGAATGACCGTATTTGCTTGCTTCAGCACAAAGGTTACCCTTTTGTCTGCGCTGATTGTGAAGTTGTCCAGCTGTGAGGACAGGACGAAATCGGGTATATCTTGTGGAATAGTGAGCATAATTCTTTGTTTTTCTCAAAGATACCCGGCTCCGGAAAGGGGTAAAAAGACAAAAGGTGCAGCGTCCTCACGACGCCACACCTTGATATAAATGTAGAAAAAATGTAATCATCTAAAAACTTACAGTCTATCTGCGCTGCATCATCCATGCCGGCCGGCCATCGGGGCCGATGGTGAGTTTGTAATTTAACTCTACCAGGGTAGCGGCAATCTGGTTGATGCTGATTTCTGCCATATCTGACAGCTCATCCTGAATCTGTTGGGATGTCTTGTAGATAACACTGTCGCTCTCCTTATCTACCGGAAGATATTCCTGGAAGTAACGGAGAAGGATATATTTGTCGAATTTGATTTTATCGGTTGCCATGTTCTGCCTCCTTTCTGTCGCTCAATGCGATTCCCATAATTTTATACAATGTCTCAAAATCTTCGCGTGGACACATTATAGAGTCACGTCCATTCATGAATATCTGGTACTCTTCAATGAACAATCCTTTCTCATTATAATAGGCCGTCTTTTGTACCTTGAAGCTGGTTTTATCATCATCCATTATAAACCTCCTTTCTTGCAAAGTAAAATGGAACAAGCAAACCAGCAGAGGCAGGCAATGGCGGCCAGCCAATGGGTGAATACGGAACAGGTTAGGATACAGAAAGAAGCCAGTGCTTGAGAAATAAGCACAGCCTGGCGGTTGGAAACTTTCTCTTCCATGATGGAGGAGAACAATACATTTTCACGGTTAAGCCATAACGATATACGGCTTTGCTTTGCCTGGTTTGCAGGCAGGACAATTTGATTTTTCATTTTTGTAGGACATTTAAAATGAAACAATATGTTGGTTAATTACGGGAAAGGAAACAAAAAAGGTTCCGCTTTCCCGTTGTCCTACACCTTGAGAAAGGCAGTGGGCGCATTAACGCTCCACACGGGGGTCGGAACCAAAAGTTTATATAGCCAAAGCTAAGGGCATAAAAAATGCCCGCAGCAAAGTTATTTGGCGAGCCATCTCGCCTTTCTCAAAATGTAGGACATTGCAAATATGAGGATTTATTTTGGAATGGCAAAAGAAAAAGCGGAAACTTTTTTATGGTTTCCGCTTTTTATAGAGCCTTTCAGTCATGTTTTCAGTACTTCCTAAGGAGTACTTCAGTACTGCCCTGGAAGTACTGGAGTACTTTCAGGGAAGTACTGCGGTACTGGCTAAGGAGTACTGGGGATAAGTTAGTTTAGATTATCATTCGCCTTTGAGGGATTTTACTAATTCGTCTTTTGCCTCTTTACGCATTTCTGCTTCCAATACATCATAGGCAATTAAGACGTCCTTGATTCCCTTGATTTCAGAACTTGTAAGATTTCTTGTATGAGAATATTTACCACTTAAACGCATTTTTACGCTCTTACCGTTAACCATTTTTCTTAAAAAGGAAAGCATTTCATCATCAACATTTACATCTATCCATTCCCAAACTCTGGTATCATTCTCTGTTTTTTTATCTCTATACTCATCGAAAGGAACATAATAGGTATTACCATCATAAGAAAGATATGCTGTATCAAAGAAAATCCAATCATCACCCTCATAAGACATTTTTAAACGTAGCCATAAACTACTTTCACTTTTCCCCATATATATTGAGGTGTGATTCGTATTGGTATAATGAGTGAAATATGGATTATAGAACCAAGTTGTATGATTTATATCATCATATTTCTTCTTCAATTTACTAACAGCCTTCAACCTTGCTTTTTTCTCTTCTTCAGCTTTCTTGAGCTGTTCAGATTCATATTTGGAAACCAAATCTTTCACGATTGTATATTCCTTGGATTCGGGATGATATTTTTCCAATTTATCCTTGATAGACTTGAGCTCGTAAATATCTCCAGCTTTGTACAACTCATCAATGTTTGAGCATAATTTTTCTGGGCTATTTCTGTAGCCTTCAAGTTCTGGCATTACCTTATTCAAAGAGTCTCTGAGTTGAGTAACTTCAGATGTCAGACTTTGAATTTTACGCTCCATTTCCCCGTTATTACAAGAAGAAATAATGGTACTACATGTAATTAAAATGAGATATTTTATTTTCATAAGCTAATGATTTGTAAAGTTCGTACTGATTTTTCCCAATTAAGCGATAAATATAAATCCAATCATACTTGTTTATGTCTCAGAATAAATTCTGTTGTTGTGGCTCTTTTGCAGATTCTTTGTATTTCTTAATCATGCCGAGCATCAGTTCATCTCTTTCTATACCCTGGTTGATTGCTTCAATCATCTGCGGAGTCGTGTTCTTATCTTTCAAGTCCTTTTTGTTCTGACGAAGCTGGCCGCTTGCCCGGGTGTTTAATGATTCAAGAACGATAGATTCTGTAGTGAATTTCAGTTTCCGGTAGGGAGTTGCGCTGGCGTTAATCAGGTCTTCGAGCATTTGGAAGAATTCGTCTTTCTCTCCGCTCTTGAATTTGTTCATCAGGTAATCTGATACTACCACTACGTCAAGATCTTTGTCGAAGTTCGTGGTTCTGGCATATCCGCCCACATTACCCAGCAACTGCATGAAGATGTCCAGTCTTCCAGCCATTCCTGGCGAGATAAAAATTTCACGATTGTAGAATGTCAATTCTCCACTGTCCATAAAGGTCTTGAACCACAAAGCGTCGTAGGTCAAGTTTACATTTTCTTTTTTGATAGCCATAATATTTATTTAAAATCAAACATTTTGTCAATCTTCAACATTTCATCTACAAATTTTCTATTATTCATGTAACTTTGTAGCCCCATGATATCCAGAAATTCATCTTCTGTTAGAAGCTCAATATCACAACCTTCCTGATTGTACTTAATAGCCTTTCTCTGCTTTGCACTCAATCCATCAGGTCCAACAACTGAAGGATTCTGGGTGCCGACAACTAAGAAATTTGTAGATTTCGTTAAGCCATCGGAATAATGGCCACCTATTTCTTCTACCCACTTTTTAGCTTCACTTTTGACAAAGTAATCAAATGTGCCTGTAAATACAATTAACTGATTAAAGAATAAATGGTCTGGCTGGAATTTTGATTCATCAATAACATAATCAGCATTTTTCTTACTCTTATAATTTCTCTTTAGAAAACATCTCTTAAATTCACTTGAGGATATTTGGCCTACAATCAGTTTTTGTTCATCGAAAAATACTTCAAGATTATCGGATTCAACTTTTTCATAGGATTTTAGTAAGATATTAACCCAAACACGAGCTTTGGTCAATGGAAGATTATCATGACATTCAAGTTCATATTTTTTACAAAGGTCGTTAAAAGCATAGGAAGGAATATGAACGCTTTTTCGCATCATATTTTTTGATGTAACATAAGAAATAGAATCACATTGAACTCCAAATCTTTTTATTGCATTATATAAAACTTCTGCGTCATATCCATCATTTGTTGCGACCACCAAAGGGTATTTATGTAGAATATCCTGTAGCTCTATCCAATGCTTATCAAAAGAACCTTTTCCTTTTAATTCATTCAATGCCATACCTGACTCTAAATAATCAAATTCAGATTCAGATGGCTCAACAAGAATTTCTTTCTCTTCATAAATAGCCGAATCTTTTACTCCTATCAAAGCTATACGGCAGGGAGTATTTTTTAATGTGTTGCAACATTCTATTCTTAGTAATAGAAAATTTAAGTTCTTCATACCATTTGACTGTAAAATTAATAAGCAAATTTATAAATAAACTCTAAGTAATAAAGGTCTAATGGCAACTTTTAATCTAACAAAAAAGGAGCCTGTAAAGAGACTCCTTCTGTTATTCAGTCAAAGTAAAGTGTTGAATTAAACAGTGACCGACATTAAATCTTTTGCCAAATCATGTAATCCTTTGGCTATTTTTTCAGCCTGTTGAGGGCGTGGCTTGCTTCTGCCTGCGGCATAATGTGCAAGCTGCTTTTGGTTTATCCCAGTAATAGTTTGTAGAGCAGAAAAAGAGAAAATACCCTGATAATAAAGTAATAGGCTTTGCACGTCAAATTTGTACACAAGCTCATATTCTCCATCAAAGACCGCAGGATATTCATCTCCGTCCTTTTTGGCGCAATCTACATAAAAGCGGATGCTGTCGACAACCTCTTTTTTAAAGTTGTCAAAATCACCAGTAGTAGCTACAATCCACCCAGGGAGCAATTCACATGCACCACTATATCCGTTTTCAGTACGTGCGGTTTCGATAACAACTTTATCCATATAATATTGTATTAAGTTTTCAAATAAAGCGGTCTTATTAAGACCGCCTATGTTGAATTAAAAATCTATTAGAGCAAGCGCTCAGGGTTAAAATTTTAACCCTGATTGCTTTTCAATACTCTTTAGCAAAAATCCCCAAACATCGTCTGAAGGATGACCGTTGACGGTTACTTTTCCTTTCTTGACAGGATGTTTGAATTGACGATGGCTACCTTCTTGATTCGATAGATACCATCCGTCATCCTGCAATTTCTGGAGAATTGCTGAAACTTTCACTGTCTTCATAGATCACTGTTTTAATTCAACAGTGCAAAGATAGTAATTTTACTATTATCTACAAATGAAAACGGTAAAATAATAGTAAAATAGTTATTATTATCGCCGATTTTAGGCGTAGAAAAAGTAAATACCTTATTCCCCGCCGCCCGATTTTGCTTGTGTCAGCAGGCAAAATCGGGCGGCGGGCAGCCGCGACGCTACCCACCTCCCTAAACGCTGCTACGGCCATTTGCAGCCCCTACAGCCTACCTTCGTCCCCGTAGCTGTAATAACTCCCATCCGTTACTATCACGTGGTCAAGAAGCCTGATATTCATAATTCGTCCCGCTTCCAGCAGGGCATGTGTCAGGCGGTCGTCGTCCTTACTTGGTTGAAAATTACCTGACGGGTGATTGTGACAGAGTATCATGGATACGGCGTTGCAAGAAAGGGCCTCGTGTAAAATCACTCTTACATCTACCTGAGTAGACGCCAGCCCTCCGACTGAGATACGCTGTTTGCGGATGATTCGGGATGCCTGATTCAGGAAGATAACCCAACATTCCTCTACTTTCAGGTCTTCCATGTAGGGAAGCATCACTTCGTAAACGTCGGCGCTGGAAGTTATACGCTTGTAGTTGTTCTTCCGTTCCTTTATTCTCTTGTATAGTTCAATGACCGCCAGTGCCATCTCTCTGCGTGCCGGTGTCAGCAGGTTGCAAATGTCTTCTATCGACACATTGTTGCCGTTCGCCAACATGGCGTTCACCTGATTGCTTGTTTCCTTGTTGTTGGTAAGCTGATAAACTACTTCTGCGTCGCTCAAGTGGCGGCATTCTCCGCAAATTTCGAATAAATCTTTCATGATGTTGTTTATTAAATTGTTATACAAATAAGGTTTTCGCTAAAAACATTCCACCGATAACGGATGCGCCAAAACTTTCAAGGTGGCAGGCAAAACGAGCGTAGGAGTAACCACGGGTTATCACGTCATCGAAGACAAGCACTTTTTTACCTTTGAAAAACTCCTTGTCGAAGTTGATTACCTGCACGTTGTTTACGTGCTTCCCTGATTTGCTCTCGTGGATTGCCAGCCGTTCACCCTCTACCGTGATATGGCTGTATCCGTTTACTGCTCCCGATAGTCTGGCCACTTCTTCCGAAAACTCTCTGTATCGGATTTCATTTTTCCGCTGGCTGCTGGCTGGGATACAGACAAACACCATGTCACTCGCTGACGTGCCAAACTGCTCGCGGATTTTCTTTGCGACAAGCTGGGCAGCTGAAACGGCACATTTACCGTCTTTGAATGCCCACACGAATTTTCTCACCTGCCAGTCTCTTGCGCTGGCTTGATATTTTGTGGGCAGGTAGTCAAAGAAATTGAACATGTACTTTCTACATTGGTTAATCATGGTTTCGGTAAATGGTTTCATATCGGTAGGTTTTGAAGTTTTATTCTTGAACCTTGAGCCGAGGTAGTGAGCCTTTTCTTCTGCTCTTCCTTCTCTGAGGTTTTTTTTATTCCGTCGCCTTTCGCTGTCGGTTTGTTTCGCCTTTTACACTGCGTCAAAAGGTGTTGCCAGCCGTGAAAGACAAGTTTTCACCGTAAAGCCCGGCCTTGAATACTACCCTGGAAGGGTGGAGATTTTTACAGTGAACAGCGCCTGAACTTGGCATACGGCAGGCAACATTTACCTTTGCAGTGATGAAAAGGCGTAACTGACAGGGGGAGGGGACACCGATGTAAATTCCGAAGAGAAGAACAGAAGAGCAGTAGACACATTCATAGCTTTAGCTATACCGCCAGTAGGGAAAGCAATGGGGCGGGTGGGCCGCTGCGTGAACGCTATCTCCAGCCCAGAAAGACTACCGAGTGTCTTTCTACCTTGTTACCCGGAAAATCTTCAGGATTTTTCGGGCGCCAGCAGGTTGTGCGGCAGCAAATTAGCCTGAAAAAACAGGCCAAAACAGGGGCGTTTGCTTGGATTTTCCGGCCATCCGAAACGAAAACGGCACACAATCAAACGAATACGCCCACCAAACACCGCATTTTATGCGGACGTCGGGAATCCGACCCCCCACCGCCCTACGCCATAAACCTAATTAGCACCTCTGAAAAAATCGGAATATGTAACGGCACACCCTTCTACACGCACGGTACACGCCAATTCGCGCACAAAAAAACAGCCCTGACAACCATCTGCACGGTCATCAGGGCTTACCTTAAGAATAAAACTAATTAGATTATTGAAAACTACATAGAGGATGTCACAAACATATCGAATGTCATCTGGGGGAAACGCTCACAGCCGATGCACAGAGTATCGAATGCATCCGAACCGTCCGTTCTCGCCTGAAGCTGGTCTTCTTCTGTCTCTGCCAGTTTTTCACCCCGCTTGTCTTTGCCGCCGTTGTACACGCCTGCAGTCTGTACGGAGATAAGCAGGTCTTCGTTGTTCTGTTCGTTGAAGAAGGGGATGAGCTTAGCTTTTCCGGCAAACATACGGTTGAGGAGCAGCCACTTCTCGATGTGCTTCATCGGGGGACCTATATAGACAGAACGCACCTCCCAACCTCTGTCCTGGAAAGCACGCTCGATGACGTAATGAAAGTCTTCGTCATTGACCGCATAGTTTGAGCCTAAGGCCGTACTGTCGTAATAGAATATCACTTCCTTGCGTCGCTGGTGTCGGTAATACTTGCAGAAGTCATCCACCAGGGCCTCGAGCTTACGCTCATACTTTACCCAGAACGACTTAATCACCTTCAGCCGGTTCCGGTCTGGCTGGCCGGCTACCAGCCAGTTGATGTTGGCATTAAAGTCAAAGGCGATGCAGATGGGCTTATCCCTATCGAGGTCAGCATCCATCAGGCAGGAAGGCTCCTTGATTTTGTCGAACTGATATTCCAGACTGTCCAGGTAGCTGAAGTCGGTCGCATTGTATTTGTGCCCCTCTGTCATGCTGGAGTAGAAGCCGTCTTTGCTGATACCGATACGCTTGCACAGGATGGCCGTCTGAAAGGTAAGTGGGGGAAGGTCACGCTTCATCTGATTAATGAATGCTTCACCCAGCAGCTGCATGTTCTCAATCGTGGAGAACTCGCGGTACAGAACTGCCACAGAACCCATCCGGCATACGTCACGGTTCAAGGTGCGCAGATAGTCCTTCAGGTACAAAGGAACGGGTTCTGATTTAGCCTGAAGGTCGCGGATGCGTTTCTTCGTCCGCCAAATCTCATGTACTGTCGCCTGGATGACTTCAATCAGTTCCGGGTCGCATTTCTTTTCGTAGTCCAAGAACCAGGAACCTTTCTTTGTGACTGGCATATCGGAGGTAATCAGCATGCCATGGTGGAAGTAGTGATGGCCGAAATATTGCTTGTTACCACGGTTTGCCGGAAGAGTTTCGTCCTTCAGCTGCTCGAAGTCGATGTACTTTGCTTCGTCGATGTCCAGATAATCCAGCGAAAAGGAGTTGGATGTTCCGGAACGGTCCTGGCTGATGATGTAACCTATCGAGCCGTTGTAGAAGGAAATGACATTCTCCCAGTTGTCGGGCTGGAAGATGGGTTCACCCCATCCCCAGGACTTCGGCGGTTTCTTGCCGATAGTCCAGTGTACGTCGCGCTTGAAACCCCAGCGTTGCCAGTGAATCAGCATGGACGGGATGGTATTGGTGAGGGCACGTTTGCAGTTGGCTGCCACAAAGCCTGTGATGCTTCCTGGCATGCGCTGCATGTTGCGCAGGTTGATGGCGGCATGAATCGGACCTTTCCCCCAACCACGTCCGGCACAAAGCACTATGTCTTTTGCCAGGGTGAACAGAACTTGCTGCTGGGTGTCATGGAAGTATTCTCTCATGGTTCGGGGGCCTCCTGTGATTTTTTAGGGTTGAAAATGTCGTCTTCGTTGAAGTCGGCATCCTCAAACTGGATGTCCTGGACATCCTCATTCATGTACTGCTTAATTTTATCCGCAATGCGCTGCCGGATGTTCGGTATCGGTTTAATTCCGATAATCGTCGGGTCGCTGTCCGGCTGGAAGGGTTGCACCACAATCTTGTCGTAGCCTAAGTCCTTGGCATCCTCCTTGTCGAGCTGCATGTACTTGGCGTAGTAGTTGTCACAGGCGGCCATCGCCCGGGCGTCCTTCATGCGCTTGGCCATTTCGTAACTCTCTTCGTTGCGCTGGATGAAGCGGTAGCGATGGTAGTCCTTGGTGGCCTTGTTCAAATCACCCAGCAGGTATTTGATGATACGGATGTCTTCGTAGGCAGCTGACTTCTGTATCTGGTATCGCTTCTGAAGCTCGAGCACTATTTCCTGTTCCCGTATGCGCGGGTACTGGAGCCAGTAATTATACATGTCCCGAAGCCGGAGCAGACGCTGCTGGATGACTTCGGGAATGTTACGCTCTCGCATCTCGTCGACCGAGGCGAAGAGGTTTTCTTTGGCAATATCAATCGTTGCGGGTAATGGCATAGTTATAAATCTTCATCGGAATCCATGTCACGGATGTAGGAACCCACAAGCTGCACCGCCAGCGGGCTTCCGGCTTCTGCCAGCTCCAGCTCGTTTTGCCGGATCTGCAATGCCCGTTCGGCTTTCCCTTTGCGGTAGGCTATGCTGGCCGGATGGGATTTGTCGGAAATGATTTCTCGCAAACGACGTTCGTCTACGTCCATCAGGACTGCAATGTCTGATACCGGGGTGAGCATCGTGGCAAGTTCTTTGATTCTGTCAATCTGTGCTGAAGTGAATTCCATTGAGGTGTATGCTGCGTGTATTAATAATCTCTGAAAACTGGTCTCGTAAGGTAAGGAAGATGTCAGGCTGCGTCGTGACCATCGCACATTCGGTCCGGTTTCCTCGCGTCTGGTTCTGGCTGGTAACGACTGTAACCATCCAGCGGTCGTTTTCGATAAGAAGTACCTTGGAGTGATTCTCCGTGAGGTACACATCATCGAATACGGAAGACATAAAGGTGTACAGATTTACAGTCTTCTTAGCTGCCTTCAGGTCGGCCATCAGAACAGAGTGAAGAATCAGCTGCCGTTTTCGGAGGGAGAACAATCTGCGTAAGAACTCCTCGGAAGTAGAGAAGGTGGATACGTAGACTTTAGCCGGTCCGGTCTGTGACAGGATGAACTCGAGGACATCAAAAAGCTGAAGCCGGTTATCCAGGTACGCCTGTAACGGCATATCGGATAACGGCTTCAGCAATCGGTTTACATGTTTCATGCTTTCAACCCTAATTCACGTAAGGCATTCACCTGGTCTTCTCCTACGTTGTTTCCGGTGGAGATAAGGAAGTCGTATCTCTGCTGCACTTTGGCCAGCAGCTTCTCGTACTTCTCTTGGTCTCCGGATTCCTTCAGCTCTGCCAGTTTCTTCTTGTTGTCTGACAGATAGCCGCGGGCTGCGCTGACTTTTTTGGCCATTTCAGCGGGGTCTTCAGGTGATTCACCTTCTGCACCGCCGGCACCCTGAGTGTCCGGATTGAAATGGTCGTACTTGTTCATGTTATCCCGATATCTGGCATCCAGCTCTTCCAGTTGCTTCAGGTATTCGTACCTGTCGCATGGAAGAGCATCCTTCATGGTTTTCAAAGTTTCAAAAGTCTGCTTCAAACGGAAGTAGATGTCTTTGTTGTCTTCCCACAGCTGACGGATTTCTTCGGGTAGTGAATCATGATCCGCGCGTTTGCCTTTGGCAATGGTCGCTTCTTGCGGTGTGTCGTCGTCGGAACTGATTTCAGGTTGGAAGGTGGCCAGTGTTTCAGCTACGGCCGGAACCAGCTCTTTGTCCATCTTGACCACGTCTTGAATCGTCTTTCGGTCCAGGCGGATGGCCAGGTGTTTCTTCAGCTCATATTCAATCTTGCTTGCAAACTTCTGCGGATTGTGGGAAATGTTCTGATAAAAGATGCGGTTACGGGTCAGCTTGAGCACCATTTCCGCACCTTTCATCAGGTCACGCTTGGCCGGCTCCGTATTGAGCCAGCCTTGCATGTTTATGGTTAATTGTTCATCTATATACATAAAACTATCTCCTTATGATTATGGCCCTGGTTCAATGGCACTGCCATCCGCTCCGGAGATGTCGCCATTTTCTGTTTCGATTTTACCTGTGTAGAACGGTGACGGGCAAATGTCCGTACACTGTGCCGTGAGGGTGGTTCCCGCTGTACCTGTTTCTCCTTCGCCGGAGGTCTGGGAGATTGTTGTATCAGGATCATAAGCTTCTGAACCTACCACGCGAAACTTTCCGTTACGCTGCTGGCATAGATAAATCATCTCATCATTATTTGCCTGTCGGCAAAATCCTGATGCTTCTTCGTCTGTACCGGCATATAACAATGTGGCTTTGTTAAGAATCGTTTTGGAAGGCTTTTCACCTTGTGAATCAGAGGTAATGTTGGATTTGGTGGTCAATACCTCCAGGTACTGCCATTTCTTGTCTGCCGCCAGCACAAAGTCGCCTTCGTATGTGGCTAATGCTGCCATGCTCTCCGCTCCGTCAATGTCAGGAAGCACCGGCCATTTTTCAATCCAGCTTTTCGGAATGAAGAAAACCTTACGTCTGATACCTGGCTGCGAGGTCTGACCTGGGCACCAGGAAAGGGATTCGTACATCCCTTTGCTTGTACAATCTACTGCCATAATTTACCCTCCTATGCCAGCGAGAACCGGAGTTGTACCGTCGATGGTACCCACCAGCAGACGCTCTTTAGAAATTGTTTCAAATTCAGCACCAAAAAACATGGTAGCAACAAAGTCAAGTTTGAATGGATGATGCTTTTCTACCAGAATCGTTTCCTTATCAGCACCATTACCGTAACCAACAAGCATATTACTTTTTGTAGTAAGGTGAATGAAAGCGGAACCGGCTTTGTTAGCCAGGGGAACCAGCTCACATCTATTGTTGGAACTTTCGAGAAACGTCTTCTCAAATGACGTATTAAAAGGAACATGGCCAACGGTAGCCTGATAATCGTCTACATAGTTGTCATAAACACCCTGAGGAATAAACAGTTTAGTTTGAGTTTCTCGCAACACAGGGTCGGCAGCACGGTAGAATTCCTTTAAAACATCCACAGCATTGTCTTTGCTGATAGCCTCGATAGTAAACATGTTTTTAAGGTCTGCAGAAATCTTGGAAGCGTCCATTTCTGTTTTTGTGATGGTATCAAAACCATTAAAAAGGTCTTTTGATTTTGTTCCACCCTCATTACGTTTAGCAGACCATAAGACAGCATTAAGATTAGCTCCGAGTTTAGCAGAAAGGAAAGCAAGAACCTGACGGGTGATGTCGACATTCTTTAAAGCTTCCCCCTTTGAAATCAAGTTGCCATAAACTGTTTGCCATACAGAGTTCGGGGAAAACTTTTTCACTACGCTACCTAAGAAAGTCTCTAATGTACGCGGATCAATGGATACACCATTTTCATCAACACGTCCTTCATCATACGGCCCGAGTTCAATGTCACCATTAATTTCACCTACAGTCTCTTTCCCTATAACACCAGGTCTCTGAAACATGTGCTGCAAAGTTGAAGCCATGGCAAGAACAGGCATCATAAGCAATTCTTTTCTATACTTGACAGCCGACTTGGCAAGCTGTTCATCAGTAATCTGTACGTAACCTTTTGTATCTGCCATATTATAACAATTCTTTTACGTTGTTGAACATTTCTTGTGCTGTGTTGAGCTTTGTGAGGTCATCATCCTCACCTTCGTCACCATTAATGTGAGTGGTGTCTTCACCATCGGTCTTTTTCAGGTTCTCATTCTGCTTCTTCAGTTCTGAAATCTGATTGTCTTTATCAGAAGATTCCTGTTCTAGATTGGTGATGCGGTCATTGAGGGCCTTGACCTGTTCTTCGGTAAGCGTTACCTTACCATCCTTGTCAACTTCCACACCCTCGATTTTCAAGATGGAATTGACTTTCTGATAATCCTTTTTCATTTGTGTTGTTGAATGATTGAGTGGTTTATTTTGTGCCTGTGGAGTATCCGGCTGGTGTCCCTTGAAGAATTTGTTCACGAAATTGTTGAACCAACTGGGGGCTGTTTCTGCTTCCGGACTTTGGGTCTTGTCCTCCATCGTGGGCAATGCCGGAAGATGGAACATGTTGAAGCGGGTTTTCATGGCATCGTCGAAGTTCAGTTTTGAGCCGTCTTCTACGATTTCGTCAATGAATCCGTATTCAAGTGCTTCCTGGGCAGTAAGCCATCGTCCTTCTTTCAGGATTGGAAGAATGTCATCTACTTTTTTCTTGCACTTGTTGGCATAGAGGTTGGCCAGTACCAAGTCCATTTTGTCATTCTCCAGCTTGTTAGCCTTCAGGTCGTCGATAAGCTGCTGAATCTGGTCGGCATTGTAGTTGCCCCAGGCATCCACCCAGTTTGACACCTTATGAATAAGGTAGAATGCATATCTGGACATGCAGGTTCTCTTAGCACCGGTAGCCAGGATGGTAGCCGCGCTGGCTACGTATCCATACAGGTAGCAAGTCACGTTGCCGTGATCAAGAAACTGCTGCCGGATGTCGAGCGCATCGTCTACCGAGCCACCGAGGGACGATACACGCACATTGACAGGCTTGTTTTTCAAACCTGACATCTGGCTTCGGATATAGTTCTTCGAATATCCCCAAGGACCGATGTGTGAATCAATACTAATACTATAATCCATGTTGTCGAAAATTAGTCTACGCAATATTATACCTTATATATATTGCATAAAAAGACTCTAATCTAATATGGCAAGCATCGGAATAGGGGAGGTCAGGGTTACTGTGACGGTAACACCTGCCCGTCCACTGGCTGCGGACGGAAAAGTCTCTTCGTTTTGTATGACGGGGTAGGGCTTTTCGGATGAACCAATCAGGAACTGGGAGCCGGTGACGGTTGTTACCTTGAAGCAGAACTTTTTGGCACCAGGTAGCAGCTTCTTTGACCGGAACATGGTGAGTTTGGTGGTGAAAATGCGTTGTTTGTTCTCGATTTTGTCGGAAATCTCGACTGAACTCAGCCCGATGGTTGAAATTGGGCTGAATTGCTGGTAGACATTCAGCCATACTCCCCGGTCGGCTATGATGTCTGAATGCTGAAGGTGATAGGCCTCGATGCATTCTACTTTTCTAATGTTCTGAATCAGATGTACCATGATTATCGTTATTAGATTATGTGTGTTCGGTGTTGTTTGGGTTTGTACAAAAACGGCCTACTCATCCGAGTGTTTTCTGGTTAAAGAACCTAAAAAGATACCTCTCCGGCTATAACTGGTCCTCATACGGTAGTATTTCTGTCTGACAGTCTCCGAATAGTCGTCATCGATGCCGTGCATTTCACACCAGGCAGCGATGGTCTTGTTCAGGCCGCAATCGCGCTTAGTCAGGTCGCTCATCTCATTCCAGAGGTTCGCCCGGAACAGGTCTTCGATGGTCTCCTTTACAGCTGCTTTGGCTTTTTTGCCCAGGTAGTTATAATATTGCGGCGGTTTGGCTTTGCTGTCGGGAATGACGATGGCTGTCAATTCGTCTTCTGCCATTTCCGGCTGAACTTCCGGTGGCCTTTTCCGGAGGAACCGGCGGATAACAGCATTCTCATTACTCTGCGGTGGAAATACCACCGGATTTCCCAGGCTATTGTGAAGCCATTGATTTAAATAAGGCTCCAGTTTGATATAAAACACAATGTGGCTCATAATGAATTGATTATCTATTACAAATATAATATATATATTACTTTTTAGATAAATAAATATGCTATTAATGTGCTCCAAAAGCAAAAAGTATATTTCCAGATATGACATACTTTTTGCCTTCTACACCTTCTACACTTTCTACAGAAAATAAAATATGCTGGTAGTCAATAGTTTATGATTTTATAAGGCTTCTACAATTGTAGAAATTATGTAGAAAATGAAGTAATTTGTAGAAGGTTTTAACAAAAACGGCATTTTGTAGAATTTTGTAGAAGGTTTGTAGAATGTATGTAGAATATATAAATATCTCATTATTAACATTGTAGAAGGTGTAGTAAGTGTAGAAGCCTTTTTCACCCCATTTGAAAAAGGGTGAGTACTGCTCCGGGCATATAAAAAAGGCGCAGCGTCCTCACGACGCCACGCCTTTCTACAACTCTAAAACCATTTTTATTACTCATCTAAATCATCACTTGTGGTCTCATTGCCTTCCACCTCTACCTCGAGGTTAATATTATAAGTATCCTTAATCATCTTGTAATCGAAACACAGGGCAATGTCCGGTGTCGAAGTCTTTTTGTAGGATATTCCTCCGGTGGGAGTCGTTTCTATTTTCTGAACTTCCACACCACGCTGTATGTTTTTGAACCGGACTGAGTTCTTTTTACCCATGTATTCCTTGGAGTTCTCCAGGTAGTACACCAGCGAGCCTTCCGGAAGAATTGAATCGCCAACCTGCTTGCCGAACTTTTTATACAGCATGAAGATGCGGTTCTTGCGCATCATCAGGATGGACTTAGGTTCCTGATACTGCTGCTCAATCTTTATCAGGTTGCTTTTGAACTTATTGACATATTCTATACGGTAGTCACCTTCGATAAATATCTCACCATCCTGCTGCAGATAAGATACCACATTCCAAAAGTTGGCCAGTTCATTGTTACTTTTACATTCTGCGTTCTGACGGATTATGCCATCCAGTGTAACCTTGCGAATATCCTGGTATGAAAACGGCAAGTCAAGCACACCCTCGAGTGTTCTGAAGGCTGCCAGCGGTATGATCCAGTTACGCAAGATTCGGTCTTCCACTTTCTCCGCCCCCGGTCCTTCAATAATGTCAGACAAACAGGAATGAAAGTTGCTGACGAACTGTTGCTCCATCTTGGCCCGATGACGCAATATCTGAAGGGTCAGGTGTGACAGGCCTCGTTTGCGAATGTCTACCAGTTCGCTGTATCGTTTCTTTTCCGCATCGGTAAATTCTGATTTGGAAAACGTCAGGAATATAAGTCTACTGAAGAGAGCTATATCAGCTGTTGCCATCTCCTGTCCGGAAAGGATGACTCCTGAGTCAACGGCTGTTATCTCACGCTTCTTGTCTCTGTCCATGTTGATACGGCTGCGCCCGGCTCCATCCCATAAACCTTTCAAGTATTCGCGTTTGTCGATGTCAATGTTATTTTTAAACTCATCAATATGTACCAGGGCGTTTGAACATTGTGCTACCAGCTCGGCCAGTGCCGGGATAGTGGCATTCTGAATGTTGGGAGGTGTGTTGTCGATAATGAACAAGGACATCAGGCTGTGACCGAGTTCTGACTTTCCTGAACCTTTCGGTCCGAACAGGTTCAGGATGGGGAAGCTCTTGGTATAACCGGTAATCACGTCACGGAACAATGTGGCCAGGAGAAAGCAGATGCCTACTTTGGCATTATCTCCGAAAACTCCTACCAGTTTGGTAAAGTAGTCTCTCATGGAGATGCCTGAGTAGTTCAGGTGGACAAATCGCCGCTCGAACTGGAACAGTTTGTCATCATCCCGGTAAATCAGACTGGAGGCCGGAAGGTAGTAGTTTCCTTTATCGCCCAGGCGAACAATGCCATAATCATCTACCGGGTGCCATTCGGTGTCAAATACTCCATTGCCGAACGCATAGAATCCTTTGCGCTGCCACCCTAACTGGGTAATCTCCACCGCGGTTTCCGTCTGCTCATAGAGATACATCTTCAGGCGTGTCATTTCTTTTTCGGTAGCCAGCCAAATATAGTTACCCAGTCCTTCGACCTTCTGTTTGAACTTTGATAACGACACCAGGTCTTCTTGCTTCATCTCTACGATTTCCTCCTGGCGATTCTGGTTCTTGATGCGGTACAGTCGCTTGGGGTTAAGAGAGTCCTTGATGTGAAACATCGGTTGCATCACGAAGTTTGACCACTGATATTCTTTCCCGTCGTTGGTCGAGTAATAACAGTTGTTGGACTCAAAGAACCCATATTTGGCCAGCAAATCCCGGTTGATGGTCTGTGTCTTGTCTGCCCTGGATTCGGAAATTTTCTTCTTTTCACGGTTGATGGCCGTCAGCCAAAGATTCTTATGGTTATAGATTTTCTTCAGCTGCTCCAGGTACAT